GCTGTTCGTGCCCACCGCGAGCGGGCAGGTGGTCGCGAACCCTGGCGGGGCGCGGGACGTGCGGGTGAGCATCGCGGTGCAGGGCAGGGGCGAGAATGGCGACGCCCGGCTGCTGGCGCGCAGCGCGCGACAGGTGGCGCGGGCGGTGAGGGGAGCGCTGAACGGATGAGCGGGATCGACTATTGGCTCGCCGACCGGAGACGGGGGCAGGAGACGCGCTTTATAAAGCGCTTTGCGCCGACGCACTGGACCGTCAACTTCCCCCGGCCGATGATGGCGAGCGTGGTCACCACAGCGCCCGACACGTTGCGGGTGGATGCGGTCTTCTATGGGTCGGGCGACCTCGCCGGGCTGATCTGGGAGGCGGAGGACCAGTGGAGCCATCCGCTGCTCGCCTATGAGACGGCGCGGGACTTTCGCCGGTGCGTGCTGTCCTTTCGCTGGCGGAGCGGGGGCCTGCGGCGGCTGGACGAGACGCATGGACCGACGCTGACGATCGAGGGGCGGGACGCGGCGGGGACTCCGCGCGCCTGGTATGTGCGGCTGTGGAACTATGCGGAGGGATCGCCGGAGGATGCCGAGGTCCGCATCGATTTCGGCGACGTGCAGGGCGGCTATCTGCTGCCTGACGAGGCCGATCCGGTGTGGGCGGGCGATGTCGATCGGATGTTCGTGTCGCTCGTCGCGCCGGATTATGATGCGGGGGACACGCCCTTTGCCGCCGGCGTCGAGGGCTGGGCGGAACTGAGCGCGATTCGCTGCGACGGGGCGGGATCGGTGCTGGCGGTCGGCGACGTGCTGCTGCCCGAACATGGGCTGTCGATGGCGACGGGCTATGACGATTGCTTCAACCAGACGCCCGAGCGGATCGTGCAGGCGATCCATGCGCTCGGCTATCGCGGAGCGATCAACCATTATGTCGGCATGAGCCATTATTTTCGGCTCGAGCGGGCGGGCGAGGGGCTGTACGTCAGCCTGGCGGGCGGGGTGCTGAACGCGCCCTGCGCGGTGTGGCACGCGGATTTCGCGCGGCGGGCCAAGGCGCTGGGCATGGGCGTCATCTGGTCGCTGTCCTACGAGCTGTTCGATGCGCATTGCTGGAACGACTGGAAGCAGCGGGCGGGCAATGGCGACCCGGCGCTGACGGGATGGTCGCCGCCCTCCACCCTGCTGTCGCCGGCCCATGCTGGAGCGATGGCCTATCTGCGCGCGGTGGCGCTGGCCTTTGTCGGCCTGGCACTGGCGGCGGACATGCCGGTGTCGTTCCAGGTCGGCGAGCCATGGTGGTGGGTGATGCCGGGAGACGGGCGCATCTGCCTGTATGACGAGGCGGCACGGGCGGCCTTCGGCGGCGATCCGGTGTCCATTCCCAACGTGCGGGGCGCGCTGGACGCGGGGCAATGCGCGCTGCTGGATCAGGCGGGGGCGGTGCTGGCGGCATCGACGGCCGCCCTGTGCGCGGCCGTCAAGGCGGCCGCGCCCGGAGCGGTGACGCATCTGCTGGCCTATCTGCCGACCGTGCTCGATCCGCTGGCGCCGGAGGCGAAGCGGGCGAACATGCCGGTCGGCTGGGCGGCCCCGGCCTTCGATGTGCTGCAGCTGGAGGATTATGACTGGGTGACCGAGGGGCGGCCGAGCCGCACGGCGCGGGGCGTCGAGCTGGCGACCGCGCGGCTGGGCTATCCGGCCGGGGAGCAGCATTATTTTTCCGGGTTCGTGCTGCTGCCCGAGCAGGCGGCGGGGCAATGGAGCCGGATCGCGGCGGCGGCGCAGGCGGCGGTGGCGCGGGGAACGGCGGCGACCTTCATCTGGGCGCTGCCGCAGGTGTGCCGGGACGGCTTCACCTGCTTCCGGCTGGACGGGGAGGACGATATGCAGGCCTTTGACGATGTGCTGTTTCCGATCGCGATCGGGCGGGAGGCGAGCGTGGCGCCCGCCTTTTCGACCCGGGTGGTCGAGAGTCCTTCGGGCCATGAGCAGCGGTCGAGCGACTGGGCCGATGCGCGTCTGAACTTCGACGCGGGGCCGGGGGTGCGGTCCGAGGCGGACATTGCGGCGCTGATCGCCTTCTTCCGCGCGCGGCGCGGCATGGCGCGCGGGTTCCGCTTCGCCGATCCCTATGACGATCGCAGCGGCGACCCGGTGGGGCCGCTGGACCAGCGGTTGGGGACGGGCGACGGGGTGAGCACCGAGTTCCAGCTGATGCGCCATTATGGCGCGGGCGAGGAGGCGCAGGCGCGGCGGATCACGCGGCCGGTGGCGGGGACGATCCGGGTGGCGGTGGACGGCGTGGAACTTACCGGGGGATGGCATCATGCCGGGCTGGGCGTCGTCGCGTTCGACGAGGCGCCGACGGAGGGCGCGGTGCTGACCGCCGGATTCCGCTTCGACGTGCCGGTGCGCTTTGCCGAGGACCGGCTGGACATCAACCGCGCGACCTTTGCGGCGGGCGAGGCGCCTTCGGTGCCGCTGGTGGAGATCCGCGAATGAGCGCGGCGGAGATGTTGGGCAAGCCTCTCTGCACGCTCGCCTTCTGCTGGCGGATCGAGCGACGGGACGGGGTGACGATCGGGCTGACCAGCCATGACCGCGACCTGGCGGTGGAGGGGCTGCGCTATCGCGCGGCGCCGGGCATGACGCCGTCCGCCGTGCGTAGCGGGATCGGCTTCGACGGCGAGGACATGGACGTCGAGGGCGCGCTGGTGGAGGACGCGATCAGCGAGGCGGACCTGATGGCGGGGCGCTGGGACGGCGCGGCGCTGGAGGTGCGGCTGACCGAATGGGAAGCGCCGGGCGCGCTGTGGCTGCTGCTGGCGCAGGGAGAGATCGGGGCGGTGGCGCGCCGGGGGGCGTCCTTCACGGCCGAGCTGGTCGGCGCGGCGGCGCTGCTGCGCGAGGCGGCGGCGCCGTCCACCTCGCCCGACTGCCGGGCAAGGCTGGGGGACCGGCAATGCCGGGTGGACATGGCGGCGCGGCGGCGGATCGTGACCGTGGAAGCGGTGGAGGATGGCGTCGTGACGGTGCCCGGGCTGGCGGCAGGGGCCTATGCCTTCGGCACATTGCGCTGGCTGGGCGGGGCCAATGGCGGGATCGTGCAGGCGGTGCGGGACAATGATGGCGACGGCCTGACCCTGGCCGATCCGCCGCCCTTCGCGGTGGAGGCGGGAACGCTGGCGCTGCTGACCGAGGGATGCGACGGCCAGCTGGAGACCTGCGCCGGGCGCTTCGGCAATGTGCCGAACTTTCGCGGCGAGCCCTATCTGCCCGGGATGGACCTGCTGACCCGCTATCCCGGCGCATGAGCAGCGCGGAGCGGGCGGCGACGGTCGTCGCGGCGGCGCGGGCGCTGGTCGGCGTGCGGTTCCGGCTGCATGGGCGAAGCGCGGCGACGGGGCTGGACTGCGTGGGACTGGCGGCGGTGGCGCTGGAGCGGGCGGGACATGGCGGGGCCGTGCCGACACGCTACGGATTGCGGTTGAGCCGGACGGCGCCGGTCGAGCAATGGCTGCGCGAGGCGGGGCTGTGGCCGGTGGAGGACGCCGGGCCGGGCGACCTGGCGCTGGTGCGGCCGGGGCCGATGCAGCTGCACCTGATGATCGTCGTGCCGGGCGGCTTCGTCCACGCCCATGCCGGACTGGGGCGGGTCGTGGAGATGCCGGGGGGTTCGCCCTGGCCCGTGCTGGGATGGTGGCGTCCCGGCGAGGGACCGGCGTGAGCCGCCGGGAACTGACGGAAAGATAAGGAGGGCTGGCGTGGCGACATTGGTTTTGAGCGCGGTGGGAACCCTGGTGGGCGGGCCGCTGGGGGCGGCGGTCGGCGGGCTGATCGGCAACGCCTTCGACCATGCGGTGCTGTTCAGGCCCGAGGGCCGGGAGGGGCGCCGCCTGACCGACCTGCAATTGCAGACATCGAGCTATGGCACGCAGGTGCCGAAGATATTCGGCACCATGCGGGTGGCGGGGACGGTGATCTGGGCGACCGATCTGAAAGAAACGAAGACCAGGAGCGGCGGCGGCAAGGGGCGGCCGAGCGTGACGAGCTACAGCTATTCGGCGAGCTTTGCCGTCGCCCTGTCGGCCCGGGCGGTGCGATCGGTAGGCCGCATCTGGGCGGACGGCAATCTGCTGCGCGGCGCGGCGGGCGACTTCAAGACCGAGGTCGGCGCATTCCGGCTGTATCCGGGAGACGAGGACCAGGCGGTCGATCCGCTGATCGCGGCGGCGGAGGGAATAGAGGGCGCGACCGCGCATCGGGGGATCGCCTATGTCCTGTTCGAGGATCTGGCGCTGGCCGATTATGGCAACCGCATTCCCTCCCTGACCTTCGAGGTCGAGGCGGACGAGGGAGAGGTGTCGATAGGCGATGTCGCTTCGGCGCTGAGCGGTGGACGGATCGGCGGCGCGGACCTGCCGACGCTGAGCGGTTTCGCGGCGGGCGGGCGCAGCATCGGCGAGGCGATCGCGCCGCTGGCGGACGCTTATGGGCTGGCGCTGGCGGCCGAGGCGGAAGGATTGCGGCTGCGGCCCGCGGGCGCTGCGGCGGAGGCGGCGGTGCCGGCGAGTGCGCTGTGCGCGCGGGCCAACGGGCGGCGGGTCGAGCCGCTGGAGCGATCGACCGGGGCGGCGGACGGTGTGCCGGCGGCGCTTTCCGTGCGGCACTATGATCCGTCGCGCGATTATCAGGCCGGGGTGCAGCGCGCAGTGCGGCCAGGTCCGGCGCGCGAGGAGGACGGGGTCGAACTGCCGGTCGTGCTGTCCGCCGACCGGGCGCGGCAGATGGCGGGAGAGCGTCTGGACGCACGCTGGGCCGGGCGGAATGCGATGACGCTGCGCTGCGGCTGGGAAGCGCTGGCCTGGCGGCCAGGGCAGACCGTGACGGTCGAGGGGGTAGTCGGGCTGTGGCGGATCGAGGAGCGCGAATGGGAAGCGATGGCGGTCCGGCTGGCGCTGCGCCGCGTGCCGGGTGCTGGCGGCGTCGTGCCGCCTGGCGCATCATCGGGCCATCCGGTGCGGCAGGAGGATGCGCCGCACGGAGCCACGGCGCTGATGCTGGCCGATGTGCCGCAGATCAAGGAAGGAACGGCACGGACGCCCCTTGTCGTCGCCGCGGCGAGCGGCGGCCCGGGCTGGCGCGGCGCCGCGCTGTTCCTGAGCGGGGCGGGAAGCGAGGCTGCGCCGATCGGGCGGACGGCGCCGCGTGCGACGATGGGACAAGCTGTCGAGGCGCTGCCGCCCGGTTCCGTGACGCTGGTCGACGAAAGTCATGCCCTGCTGGTGTCGCTGCTGGCGGAGGACATGATGTTGGCGGGCGCGGACGAGGGTGCGCTGGCCCAGGGGCGCAATCTGTGCCTGGTCGGACGCGAGCTGATCCAGTTTTCCGACGCCGGGCAGACGGGGCCGGGCAGTTTTCGACTGACGGGGCTGCGCCGCGGGCTGTTCGGCACCGACTGGGCGATGGCGGCGCACGAGGCGGGCGAGCCCTTTCTGTTGATCGAGGAGGATCGGCTGGTCGAGCCCTTCGCCCTGGCGGGGGGAACGGCGGAACCGGGCGCATCCTTCACCCTGATGGCGGTAGGGATCGGCGACGCCGCGGCGGCCGAGGCGGCGCTGACGGTGAGTGGAGAAGCGCTGGTTCCGCCAGCGCCGGTCCATCTGACCGCGCGGGCCGAGGCAGGTGGATGGGTGGTCCGCTGGGTACGGCGCAGCCGTGACGGCGGGCGCTGGAGCAGCGGCGGGGACATGCCGCTGGCCGAGGAGCGCGAACGCTACGACCTGCAGCTGTGGGACGGGGCGGTGCTGGTGCGGCGCGCGGAAGCAGCGGAGCCGGTCTGGATCTACGACGCCGGGATGCGCGGCGCGGACGCCGCGGCGGGCCATGTGGGGTCGCTGAACCTGGAGGTGCGACAGGTGGGAACCTTCGCACCGGGACGCGCCGGACGAATCATGATCGAGAATTAGGGGCTATCGGGAGACGAACATGGATGCGACGCCGCGATGGATGCTGCCGCTGCTCTATGCCGGGCAGGCGCAGAAGGAGCTGTTCCACAACGAGGCGCTGATGCGGCTGGACCTGCTGGTCCATGGGACCGCAGAGAGCGCGGATCTCAACGTGCCGCCGGGAACGCCGGGGCTCGGCCAATGCTGGATCGTTGCCGCGGCGCCGGGTGGCGCGTGGACGGACCGGGGAGGAGCGCTGGCATGCTGGACCGAGGGCGGGTGGCGCTTCGTAGAGCCGAAAAAAGGACTGTCGATCATGGTCGTCGACCGAGGGCATCGCATGAACTTCGATGGTGCGGAGTGGATTGACGAGGCGCTTCGTTCAGACGGTCTTTATATTGCTGGGCAGAGGATTGTCGGTGAAAGGAGCGCAGCAATTGCTGATCCTGCGGGTGGGACCACGGTAGATGATGAGGCGCGAGCAGCGATTGTCGCGCTTCTTGAGGTGCTCCGCGAACATGGCCTTATCGCTGAATGAATTCTGTCATATCCTTGTCTTTTTCGTGAAATGCGTGGAATAATAGCCTTATTATCCCCTCAAAGGGCCGCTACTGCGCTATTTTTGCAACGCTTTCTCCAATTGTGGACTTGCCATGAAACTTTCTTGCGGATACAGGGTTTCAGCAGTCCTTCGTGACACTTTTGAAAGGGGAATCCATATGCGGAAGCTTGCCCTCGCGGCTGCGCTTGCGACTAGCGCCCTGGCCACACCGGCTCTGGCGCGTGACAATAGCTGGTATGTCGGCGCGGATGCCGGCGTCCTGCTCGTCGAAGATCAGGATCTGACCTTCGACGCCGTGCCCCCGGGCGGACGTGCCGTCCCGTCGATCGATTACCACAAGGGATATGATTTCGACGGCAACATCGGTTACGATTTCGGTGGCTTCCGCCTGGAGGCCGAAGCGGCCTACAAGCGCGCCAAGATCGATTTCGACCGCACCGGTGGTGGCTTTGGCGGTGCGGCTTCGGCCCTGTCGTTCATGCTGAACGGCCTGCTCGACTTCGGTCCCGATGATGGCCTGCAGGGCTTCGTCGGCGGCGGCGTCGGCGTGTCGCGCGGCAAGCTCGCCAGCGACATCGTCAACGACACCGACACCGGCTTCGCCTGGCAGGCGATCGCGGGCGTTCGTTACCCCGTTTCGAGCAATGTCGACGTCTCGCTGAAGTATCGCTTCTTCAACCAGGACGACATCAAGCTCATCCCGGCCTATCAGAGCGTCTATGGCCAGGCGGGTTCGAATGCCGAGACCAAGCTGCGCACGCACAGCATCCTGCTGGGCCTGACGTACAACTTCGGTTCGCCGGCGGAACCGGCTCCGCCGCCGCCCCCGCCGCCCCCG